AGAAAATGATTTACATATTGTGGATGTAGTGTACTAATTACTTTTGGATCCAGCATATAAAGCTGTTCATCGTTCTTCCAGTGTTTAGGAACAGTATCCTGTTGGTGTAATGATAAGTTGGCTATTTTATCGTAGTAGTTGATAACATCTTGAAAGTATGAGTTTTGAAAGTAATTTTCAAATACGCCAATAAATCCGTGAAATTCATATTTTTCAAAATTCATTCTATTTCTAACCTGTAATTACCAGCCAACGAAATCCTAACATCGTCAGTACTGTAAAATGGATATACTTGATGTTGCAACTCTGCAGGGAATATACAAATCTTTCCTTCAAGTTTTTTATCAACTGGAATTGGATAACTTGTAATTTTTCCAAGGGCATCAACATATGAAAACTCAAAATTAGCAGTGCGATTTTTAATCAAATCAGGATTGGCAATATTATCTTTTTCGTCAGCCATGGTGTATGGAATAGTAGTCCATATAATAAAACTATAAATTCCGCTATGGTTGTGTAACGGCAGGAACTCACCGCGCCGTTGAAGATTTACCCATATGCGTTCAAGAGATAATTTAATTTCTTTGTTTTCAGCGTTTGCTACAGAATTAAATAATCTGTCAAAATATTGATATTTGTTCTCGTAGATACCTAATAATTTTAGTACTTCTTTATCTATTAACGAAACTAATTCATCCGATAATTTATAATTTATTGAATAGCCTTGTTGTTTTTTGTGATAAAGTCTTAATAAATCTTTAGACTCATCTAACTCTGTTGAAAAATCCGTAAGGAACTTATTTGTTTCTTGTTTTATTCGTTGGAATACAAACGGATTGAATGTATCAAGGTAAATTCCAACATTAGGCAGGCTATAAAAACTCATACTAATAATTATCTAAAATCCTCGGCAGCTTTTGCAATTATGGTTGCTTACTGGTTCGACGAATAAAGTTGATAAAATTGTAATACGTCATGTTCTCTTGTACACCACTATCTATGATTTTTTGATACTCATTGATAACACCGCTGACATCTGCTAATCCTATAATAGGAACGGTATTTCCAGAAAATACTTTGGCCGAAGTCTCTGGTGTGATATGCCCTAGTCCGGCTAACACAAAGCTCCAGAGCCCTATGTCAGGGGCCGCAAATGATATATCAAGATCTCGATTTGCAGGCATTTGTGTTTTACACATGGTTAGTAAATTATCAACGAATTCAGTTTTGGTTTTTCCTGAACTAACATACTTCCAAAACTCACTGTCAGTTCTGCCTCCCATGTAATGAGCGATTAGAAATTCTTTAGTAGCATCATACAATTTAGCGGTACGTCGATTATAGCTGTTTCTGCTGCCCGGATTCAGCGTGTCTTCTAAATTAGGTTTTAAAAATTCAAAAACAAATGTCATCAGTTGAGCGATAGTAGTGTGTATGCTGGTAGCTTCTAACGGCTCTGCAAATGCAGCAGCGAGCCCGATTGCCAGACAATTTTTCTCCCAGACATTTTCTAGTCGTCCGGTGTCAAATTTTAGTACACGTATTGGATCAATGGGTCTGCCTAACGTGGTTTCTATTTCTGCTTGAGCTTGATCTGCAGTGATAAAATTATCATCAAACACATAACCGCAGCCCTTGCGGTGCTGACTCGGTATCTGCCACATCCATCCAGATGATTGAGCCCATGCAGTAGTGTACAACTCTGGAATTTCATTATCTTCAAACGGCAATAAAAACGGCATTGCAGAGTTGACTGGTAAATTTTCTTTATAGCTGATCCACTTAGCATTTAATTTTTTCATCAATACTTGTTTAAATCCGCTGGCATCAATAAAAAAGTCCCCATCGATCAGTTTTCCAGACTTTAGCAATACAGATGTTATATTTCCATTCACAGAATCTAAATTTACATCTAACACTTCATCGTCAACTACAGAAACTCCTGGAGTTTTCAAAGTGACTTTTTTAAAGTATTTGCCAACCGCATGTGCATCGAAGTGCAATGCGGTTCCCATGCTGTCAAAGGAAAATGTTTTTTTATTAAAATTAGAAATTTTACGTTCTATTTTTTGACCTATGATTGAACTTCGGTGAACATTTGCTGGATCTGTGCTATGGTAGTAGGCGAAAATATAATCAACTATGTTATCTGATGCAGGGTTGCCACCGATCGGGCCCATATAACTTTCACCTACTGTTTTCCAATCTTTGTGATGAATTCCGTATTTTAATGTGGCTCCAGTTTCTTGGAAAAATTCCAGCAGATTGCAACCAAAGTCCCATGATTCATTTTTTAAAATAGATGTGAGCAGTCCAGTTGATCCTTCACCAGCACCCACAATACCAATAGCTGACGACTCAACTACAGTAAGAGTGTGTCCTAGGTTAGCTTTGCTGATCATTAAAGCAGCTATCCATCCTGCGGTACCGCCGCCTACTATAACAATATTCATTAATATCCTTCTTTATTATCATATGTTAACATTACGTTCATAGCAACAACAACTCGTAAGTTACCAGTTGTGTGTGCAGGCGTATGGTGATCAAGCCACGATGGAAAAAGTAACAAATCGCCTTCCTCTACCAGCATCTGTTTTTTGTCCGGCCAATACATTTCAGGCAATTCATTTTTATTTTTTGTTGGAATAACACTTTTTATCATTCTGGCATTGGGATTCAAAAATACAGTTCCAGAATTTTCGTTGTCTAGTGTTACGTAGTGTACAGCAGACCACTGTATGGTTCTTGGCCCCCCAGTGTGATCATGCGGAAATTGGGAAGTAGAATTAGTCATCATTCCGTACCAGCAGGTTACTTTAAAAGTCCACCCTTTAGAAAAATCAATACCGGTAAATTCTAAAAATTCTCGAATGTCATCTTCGTAAAATTTTGATATTATCATCCATGGTATTTTGTGAGCGCCCGGAACATAATCAGTGTAGGCATTAGTCACGGTGTCATTGACTCCATTCCTAACATATTGCGGATACACATTGTCCATGAGATATTTTTTAATCTTATCGTGATTGCGCACTTTCATCTTGACCAAGTTAACTGGAAATAACGGAACAGGAGTTATCGACATGTTAGTCTATCCATTTAGAAAAATTATCAATGATTGGCTGCTCAAACTCATATCGATCAATAAAAAATAATAGTGTAGTACGAGGTTCTTTAACATTCACTTTGAAGGTATTTGGTCTATGCCATAGATTAGAATCATATGCTATTAGTCTATTATACGTGTTTCCTATCCGAATGGTTTCTTCAAAATGTGTGTGATTATTTTTTAAATCTTGTTTGTATTCTTCTGTTACTATACTGGTGGTGTTAAACAGTTTTCTAGATGGAAAATCAGGTACAGAAAAATCTTCTGCACCTTTCTTTAAGAAGATCGAAGTACCACTATCAAAATTTGTTTCGTTGGGATTTAAATATACCAATCCGGCCAAGGTGACGTCGTCGTTGTGTATCCATCCAATGTTTGCATCTGCGTCGTCATATTGTTCGTTGATATGAAAACTTATGTGTATTACAAATTGTGAAATTCCTGGGAATACTTCTCTGGCAATTTTTTTAGCAAAAAACACTGCAAAATTCTTAGTTTCCTCGTCGGTGGATTCTAATAAATTAATTGTGCGTTTTCCAGGATAACGATCCGATTTAGTATATTCTTGGTGTTGTGCAAGAGCTAACACCTTGTTTGGATTATTGAAGAAATTATTTCTACAAACAATTACTTCCTTTAGCGGGTGTTTAGTTTTATCAAAATTGTATATGGTCTGTGTATTACTCATGCCAATTTCCTACTAAGATTGAATACCATGGTAATGCGGCCTTCTGTATTATGTGTTTGAGGAACAACATGTGGTATCCACGACTCCCACATTAAAAGCAGTCCTTTTTTTGGAGTGATGGAAATTTCCTCAATATTAGTAGCTGTATCTCCTAACCTAGGCAACATGACAAAATTTCTAAACGGTCTTGGATCGCTTATAATTAACGGCGAAGATCCTTCGGGAACTTGAAGATATAGCAAACCAGATAAAATAGAATTAGGATGTGTATGTGACTCGTGATAGTTTCCTTCAAACATCTCACTTACAAATACTTGTGTTTCAAAATTAATTTGTTGCTCGTCGTACCCTAGTTGTCTAAGGTAGTTTCTAGCAGTTTTATGTACAAGATTTTTAAATGGTTCTATGTCAGGTTGTTTTCCAAGCTGCATGGAAGTATCGAATGTATTTTTATAACCCCATCGGTGTCTTACATAATCTGGATCGCTTAGGTATTTTTTAGCTACAGGCAACATTGCATCTGCTAATATCAGATGTAATTCAGTAAGTACTGCTGTTGGAAAATGATACTGAATCACATAGGTCCTTGTGGATTACGTTGTAGATCAAATGCCTGTAAATAATTTGGACCATCAATAGTCACGTAATGCAGAAACACTTGAATACACTCAGTTCCTTGAAAAGGCTCACGCCAGTGGTAGGATTTAGCACCTTTGTAAATTACAGCATCTCCTGGATTTAATGACACACTATCTGTTTCGCCGTCGGGTTTTGTGAAATGTATAGGCCACTTATCACCTGCAAGATTCACACTTACACTAATTTCACAAGCTTCGGCATCGATATGAGATTTCAATTCGGCACCTCGTTTATACCATCTGCCATAACAATATGTGGGATATAATCTTTCACCTACTAAGTCATTCATATAAAAAATCTTTGAAATTAGCAACTGGTGTACTATTTGACTATTGTATAATGCCGGTGAGCCGGCAACTTGTGGATCTGCTTTAGCAAACGTTTTAATGCATTCTTTTTTAAAATTGTTTGCAACAATGCTGGCTGCTATAGGATGTAAGAAATCTTCTACTACAAAATAATTGTTTTGTTGTAAATCAGCATTCATTTTAGTCAGGTTCTACAATACACCACACATCGGATTCTGGCAAACACCAATATATTTCGTTTCCGACAACTATTTTAGACCCTGCTGCAGGATGGCATAAAATTTCGTCTCCGGCCTTAACAGTCATTGGTATTAAAACTGCTGTTTTTTCAGAATATTTTCCTGGGCCAACTGCTATAACTGTAGCCTTAGATGTTCGCTCGTCTACAGCCGCAGGAGCAAGTACAATACCGCCAGAAGATACTTGTTCTGGCTCGTGTCTCTTAACTAAAATTCTATCATGCGCTGGTTTTAAAACTGGCATTTATTTCTCCTTAAATTGGTTAACATATGCTAGGGTATTTATAGTTGGCAATGCGCAGGGTCAGCAGTTTGTGATATTATAATTTTTTACGCTAAATATTTCTATATGTGGAATCCCGATGACTGCTCCTATTAAAAATCTACGAGTAATACCCCGAGAAGACGATTTCTTAGATAGAAAAATCGGATCTTCTGGCGAAATCTTCTACGACCGAGATCAAAACACACTAAGACTGTATAATGGCAGTCTAGTAGGCGGAATTAGTCTTGCTAAAGCTTCTCTTACTAATGTATCTAATGCAGACTTCTTGGCCAAAGCAAATTCTGCAGGGTTCAGTGGCGGTGTGCAACCGGGGGTGGCTGGAAAAATAGCCTACTATCCGTCGAATGGCTCTCAAGTCAATGACCTAACTGCATTAACATGGTTGGATGATTCTACCAACACTTTGGTGTTATCAGGTGTAATAGATATCACAGGCCAAAAAAATCGCATCAGATTCCATTGGGATACTCTAGCAGATCTCAACGACGAAGTATCTCCTGTAGACTATCACGGCATGGTAGCACATGTGCATGACACAGGCAAACTGTATTATGCTCATAACGGTGCTTGGGTGCCTGTGGCAGCAGAAAGCAGCCTCCCTAACTCATTTAGTACCATTGCAATAGCCGGACAGCCATCAGTGACTGCCGACACAACCGCAGATACGCTTACACTTGTAGCTGGTACTGGTATTACACTGACCACAAATGCTGGCACAGATACCATTACCATTACAGGTACTGCCAGCACAGGCAACATAACTTTTGCTGCTAACACCATAGACAGTGCAGACAGCACAGCTATTACGGTAACTCCAGCAGTAAATTTTGAATCCGATGTTGTGGTAGGCAATGAAATTGTATTCGCAGACGGTTCAAGACAGCGTACTTCTGCGGTAGGTATACCAGGACCTCAGGGAGAGATTGGCCCGCAAGGTGCTTCAGGAGCAGGCACAGGCGATGTACTCAGTGCCGGCGGCAGCTATGTGGACAATAGGATTGTTCGCTACGATGGAACCACAGGCACAATCATACAGGTCAGTAGTGCCAGCATATCAGATGCTGGCCTGCTCACAGCTACCAGCTTCAGTGGTAACGGCAGTTTAATCACTGCTCTAAATGCCACTGAATTAACCAGCGGTACTATACCTAATGCCCGCTTTCCAGCTACTTTGCCTGCAACATCAGGTGTCAATCTAACCGCACTGAATGCCACACAACTAACTTCAGGCACAGTACCTGACGCACGATTCCCAGAGACTCTGCCAGCAACATCGGGTGTTAATCTCACTGCACTAAACGCCACTCAGCTGACTTCGGGCACTGTACCTATAGGTCGTATAGGAGCCACAGGCACACCTAGTGCCAGCACCTATTTAAGAGGCGACAACTCTTGGGCCGAGGCCACAGGAGGGAGTGCTTCAGACAGCTTTAGCACCATAGCGGTAGCAGGACAAAGTTCAGTGGTTGCTGATTCGGCTACAGACACATTGACTTTGGTAGCAGGATCAAACATAACCATAACCACAAATGCCGGTACAGATACCATAACTATTGCTGCTGCGGGTGGTGGGACTGCATCCGATAGTTTTGCTACAATTGCAGTAGCAGGACAAAGTTCAGTGGTCGCTGATTCGGCTACTGACACATTGACTTTGGTAGCAGGCACCGGTATTTCAATCACCACTGATGCCAGCACAGACACATTAACTATAAACAGCACAGTCACAGCAGGAGCTACAGCATTCACGGGACTTAGTGATGCAGTGTCTGCTTCATTAACTATAGATAAGATCTATCTACCCGCGATCACTATGCTGGTAGTAACCAATAACGGAGCCAGTGCATATCGATTTGATCAATACGGTGCTTCCGACGATCCTACAATATTTGCTATCAATGGAACTACAATAGCATTTAATTTACAGGCGTCTGGGCATCCATTTTTAATTCAAGATAACACAGGTACTAATTTCAACACAGGACTCGTGCATGTAACCACAGCAGGAGTGGTTACTACTGGGTCATCTGCACAGGGCAAAGATTCAGGAACATTGTATTGGAAGATTCCCGACACTGCATCGGGTAGTTATAGGTATCAGTGCAGCATTCATGCTGCTATGATAGGAACTATCACAGTGAAAAACTTTGGCAGCATTTAATTTTTCTGCGCTTGTGACCAGTCTCTGATTCTTGTTTCTAATTGTTTTCGTATGTTGGTGATATCCTGTTTCATATCACCGCCCATAGTAGGCAGCTGACGACTGTAAATCATCTCCATGTGCATGCTGTCTAATTTTTTTATCTCTCCAATCAGTTTATTCAACAGTTGTTGAGATTCTTGTTTGACTGGGCCGTCAGGCATGGTGCCTATGGCAGCACGATATTTTGCGCAGTCCTCTTGAAATCTACTGGACCTTTGTAATAGATTTGACATTTTCCAACTCCAATATGGTTTCTATTTTTACACGTATTACTTGATTATTTAATGTGGTGCGTAGGCCTGAATGTAATTGTTTGGGCAAATGATTCAAATCTGCCCAACATACTGTGGCTGACACTGTGGTCAAAAATTCTTGCTCTACCACACATACATATGTTCCGTATTCAAACCCACGATCTTCTGATAGATACAGCTCGATAGGTACTATACGACCCTGTGAGTATTGAGTCATTAGTGCGTGTGCATCTTCTAAGAGACTGTTGTTACGCTGAAATGTAGGCACGGTCCATCGATCGTTGTCTAGGATCAGTAGGATTCTACCTGTGGTTTTAGCTAAGAATAATAATCCGGCACGCTGTTGCATGCAGATACTTATCCGCCTGCTGCCTTGAAGTTCCATTCTCCTGGCATATACTCGCCTTCAAAAGCCTTGAGCCATTGATCACCGTCCCACTTATACTTGATTCCTGTACGAATATTTTGGATATGAGTAGGGGAGAATGTTTCTCCCGCCATGTCGGCAGCTTCTAATGTGTTGTCCACAGGATTCCAAACGGTAGCCCATGTTTGTCCAGTCCATTCTACTATGGAGTTGGCTACAATAACAGGATCGGTTCCGTCTTGGTTTTCCCAACTTGAGTCGTTGTTGCTGGGATTACGCCAAGCCTGTGGTCCACGATATGGAACACTGGTGCTGTCTGCTGGGTTAGAAGGAAGATTAATAAATCCTCCACGGTTCTCACTGTTGTTGACATCGTCTAACATTAAGAATCTTAAACCCAGCGGTATGGCAGCATGCGAGCCGTATACTTCTAGAGGATTGTATTTGTAAGGATCTATAATAGCGTCTACTGTGCCTCTAGCAGCGATGCCTGGTATTGTGCTGGCTATGTCGTCATTGGCAGGGTATGTGTCTGCATCTAGCGTCACTGTGAGCACTGTGGCGTCTAACGGGTTGATCACAAACGTTCCTACTATTTCAAATCCGCTGAATTTCTTAAACCACACTTCACTGCCCGGTACATATCCGCCTTGTACTTCTAAAATCTTAGCCCACTCTACAGGCTCACCATTTTTGTATTCACGCTGATCGAGCCCAGTTGATATCACTGCGTCTGTAGGGTTCACTATAGTGAGATCATATTGGTTGTCGTTGACTGAACCTGTGTTAGATTTAAACAGCAACACTCGATAACGTCCGTATGTTTTTCCAACCAATGAAGTGTTAGGCTGTGAAGTATTGTATATGAGATCTGAAAGATTTAATACTTCTCCTTGTTCTGTAAACACATTGGCCACTATGCTCTGTACTATGCCTAACTTTTTAACCTTGGCCGGTGGTGATATAAATATCGGCATTTCAAAATCCATACTGCAGATGTCTATGTCTGATTCTGCACCTTGAGGAATAGTTCTGCTGGAAAAATTAGTGCTGGTCAAATACATGGCACTGAGACTGGTCCAGTCTATGTAGTTGTCTGTGGTCTGTAGTTCCAGACTGGGATTAAACAGCACCAATATCTGTTCTAACAATTGCAGTTTTTGATCTGTATTTGATGTCCACAAGTCAGCTTTCATAGTTAGCTTAAATGGAGTAGGCATAAGTCTTTCAACTGTATAGCTACCGCCTTGTGCGCCTGAATATTCTCTAGTACCATTGGCGTCTGTGAATCTACGTTCTCTTATGTGTATCTTAGATACGAATGTAGGATCACTGAGCCTACTGGTATCCATTTCAATGCCAGTGATATAACAGGCTATCCTAGGCACAGTGGGCATTTTATTTTCTGAATTGTCTTTGATCATGCTGGCCACTTGTCTAGTCAAGTCGCCGTACATCACAGGTATCTGTTTCTGCTCACCGTCCCCTGCTTGATATTTAAATCCAATGAACACACGCATGAATTGTGTAACATAGCGTCTTATCTGTCCGTCATAGTGAAAATCCATTATAGGTCTGCCTCAGGTCTAAGAGCCTTGCTGAGACTCTGCTTTTCTTTGACTGTGTGTCCGTCAATAGTACTCACAGTGGGATTATTAATGAATGTGGCCTTCTGGGTCTGTCTTACATCTTTGCCTGCAAATGTGCCGGCGGCCACATCGCTGGCTCCAAGATTGCTCATAGTCATGCGCACATTATCTTCAAATTTACGCCATCTTGCCCCGTCGAATCTAAACAGTCTGTTGGGTAGATAATCTGTTCGCAGTGCAAACTGTCCATTGATAGGATTGTTCGGGAAAGAAATGCCTGCGGTAAAAGGAGCACCATTAGGAGGCATACCGTCTTCGGTTAGATAGCCATCATATCCATCTCCGTCTGACGTTAATATTACGCTGCTGGCAGTCTGCCCGACATACACAGGATTGCCGTCTGTGTCATACAACAGATTACCAGCTTCGTCGGTGGCCTGCGTAGCAGCATCTACAGTGACGTCTGTGGCATCTGTACTGGCTAATTCTACATCACCGTCGGCAGTACGTTGGAGCGTATAGTACTTGCTGGTGTCGTAGCCGCTGCGTGGTGCATCTGCTTCTGCTTGATTTAATACCGCGGCAGTGATCTGCATTTCTTTTTCGTAGGTGCTGACTACATCTCTCAGCGTATCAGCTAACGCAAAATAAGTAGTGTTAGGAGGAGCCACACCCGTAACTTCTTGGATTACCTGATATTTTTTGCCGTTGGCAGCAAGTACAACATCATTAGGATAGTATGTTACGGTCGAGTTGTAAGTGCCTTTGTAGAATTCTCTGTCTGCAATGTCGTCTAAGATCTGTTTGAATTCTTGACTGTCTACTAATGGCTTGCACTTGGCACGATACAGATGTGGGTACCATGTGGCTGAAAATCCTTCTGCTGCTCTGCTGACTTCTTCAATCACAAAGAAACGTTTTAAGGCAAATGTCAAATCATTAAGAGCATACTCATCTTTGAGATGTGGTAGTTCAATCACATCACCTGCTATGATTTTACGACCTAATTTTTCCACAGTATCCGTGATGTGGAAAGTGATAAAAATAGTGTCATTCTGCAGGAACAAGCCGAACTGGCTGAGATTAAAATCAATATCAGATATATTGTAGACCCCGCGCATCACATACACATCAGGATCATACTTGCGATCTCTATTTTCTAAAAACAATAGATCCTGTATGTTTGCTACATTATCAGTGGTATAGTTAGGAGTACTTGGAGTATCACCTTGTATAGATGCCCCCGGCCCGATGTACCTGTGCACCAGCACATCTGTTCCGCCAACTTGGAACATTTCCCAGGCGGATCTATCTATAAAGCGGAAATCGTTGCCCTTTTCGGGACGGTATAAACTGAGTCTTGGCATAGTCATATATTTACCGCTACGATAAATACTCGTATGAGCACATCAGACCAAGCCAAAAATTCTGTTTACAACTACTGCAAAACCATGCTAGGCGATGGTATGGTAGATGTAGAACTAGATCCCATCCATTACGACACAGCACTTAATCGTGCTCTAGCAGTTTTCCGCCAGCGTAGCGATAACGCTGTGGAAGAAAGCTATATGTTTTTAACCTTAACTGAGAGTACCAACGAGTATATATTACCTAAAGAAATACAACAGGTACGTCAAATATTCCGCAGATCAGTGGGCTCGAGAACTGGCAACGGCACAGGAGGCACAGTATTTGAACCATTTAATTTGGCCTATGCCAATACCTACCTGTTAAGCAGCACTAACATGGGCGGTTTACTAACATATGAATTGTTTAGTCAGTATCAGGAATTAGTGGGCAAGATGTTTGGTAGCTACATTAATTTTACTTGGAATCCACAAAATCATAAAATTATCATACATCAACGCCCTCGAGGCGAAGAAAGTGTTATGCTAATGGTGTATAATACCAAGCCAGACTTTGCTATCATAGACGATGTGTATTCTGGACAATGGATCAAGGACTATGCTTTGGCCAACTGCAAGATGATGCTAGGACAAGCTCGCAGCAAGTTTGGACAGATTGCAGGACCACAAGGTGGCACACAGCTCAACGGCACAGCACTGATCACAGAAGGCCAAACCGAAATAGAAAAACTAATGGAAGATCTCAAAACTGGTATTACCACCCAGGGTTGGGGTTGGATAACTGGTTGACATCTTAATTTCACACATGTTATAATTGTTCTAAAGGGGACAATTTATGATCATAGGTGTATGCGGTTTTATAGGCTCGGGCAAAGACACCGTAGCCGACTATCTAGTCAATTTTCACGAATTTCGCAGAGAAAGTTTTGCTTCGACACTCAAAGACGCTGTAGCCAGTGTGTTTGGATGGGATCGAACTCTGTTGGAAGGACGTACTGCACAGGCTCGTGAGTGGCGAGAACAAGTTGATCCTTGGTGGGCAGAACGCTTAGACATGCCTACATTAACTCCTAGATGGGTTCTACAATACTGGGGCACAGAAGTATGTCGTAGATCGTTTCACGATGACATATGGATCGCTTCGCTGGAAAACAAGCTGCGTATGAGCAAGGACCATATTGTGATTTCAGACTGTAGATTCCCCAACGAAATCAAATCAATTAAAGATGCAGGTGGCCAGATTGTTTGGGTACAACGTGGAGAATTACCTGAGTGGTATGCTGATGCTATCAGTGCTAATCAAGGCAATAACGTAGGTCTTAATGCCATGAAGATGCGCAAAATACATGCATCAGAATGGGCATGGTTGGGCAGTGAGTTTGACAGCATTGTCAATAACAATGGTACCATCGATGAACTATATCGTCAGAGTGCAGAACTAATAGTCAGCCACAAGATCGCCTTGTCGCCAAGTAATTCCCTCTTTGCCTAAGATAGCAGCACAGTTCAAGCACACGGTTTTGAGATTATTGGGTCTGCAGTTGTTGAGATTTCCATCTATGTGGAACACCCTGAACACTTCTGTGTGCGGACTTTTGCACCCGCATTTTTCACACACGGTCTTGGGTTTGTATCCTGCACGTTGCCAACGAGGAATATGCGCACCTGCACCGTGTGATAAACAGATCTCACAGAGTGTTCTATAGTAGGCACGAGAGTCTTTGTAGTAGTTAATGGCTCTAGGTCTCTGTGCGCAGGCCTTGCATAGTGGTCGCATGTGATATTTACCCTTTTAGACCCCTTTTGTTATGCACCTAACTCGCTGTTTTTGGAATAGTATGCTAAATATTATGAGCAACTATTACCAGGAGAATAGGCGATATGGCACTAACATCACCAGGCGTACAAGTTACGGTAATCGACGAGAGTTTTTATACACCAGCAGAACCTGGTACAGTTCCTCTTATCGTCGTAGCGACAGCCCAAGATAAAACAAACGGAGCTGGCACTAACACAGCTTCAGCAACAACCAAAGCAAATGCTGGCAAAGCATTTAAAGTTACCAGCCAGAGAGATCTTACCGATCTGTTTGGAGTTCCGTTCTTTGAGCAGACAGCGAGTTCAACTCCTATTCATGGCTCAGAGCGTAACGAGTATGGACTATTAGCAGCATACAGTTTATTAGGTGTAAGCAACGCGGCATTTATTGTTCGTGCTGATGTAGACTTAGACGAACTTGCAGCACAAGTAGATGCCCCGGGAGCGAGCCCAGTAAACGGCAAATGGTGGATCGATACCCAGGCTACAACTTGGGGTATCCAAGAGTGGAATAGTGCAGCCGCTACTACAGTAGGCGGCCAGAAATTTACCAACAAAATACCGTTGGTACTAACAGATGCAGACTTTCCAAGCAAAATAGAAACAACTAATGTTCCTAAAACATCAGTGGGACAGATTGGCGATTATGCAGTGGTATTCCGCACAGTCGAAGGTGACACTTCCTACGGTACCGCAGAAGATCTTGCAAGAATCTATTACAAGTCTGCTGGTAATGGTGGGTTTGGAGATGGTTCTCTAAGCGGTACTCCAGTTGATGCAGGTGATTGGGTGTTGCTTGGATCAAATGCTTGGAAGGCCAGCTGGCCAGTCGCGGTTAGTAATACAGTAACTGGTAGTGCTTCATATAATCTACTAATAAACAATTCTTTAATCTCTACCACTGGTACAATTATCGATTTGGCAACAGCTATTAATTCTGCACAAATTCAAGGGGTAAATGCACAAAGTATTTCAAATAAACTTTACATCTACTCAGACGGTCGAGTCGCGGCAGCTGGTGATTCTACAACTGCAGATGGCATAGTCCGCTTTGAGAACGGTACATCAACTTGGAGCACAATTGGTATCACAATCGGTGATTATCTAAGTCCTAAACTGCAACAGACTCCACACACAGATGTACCTGCTTTTAAACGCAGTGACAACACTACTACTGTAGCAGGGTATGCTACAGGATCTGTATGGATTAAAACCACTGAACCTAATCGAGGCGCTCGTTGGAGAGCCAAGCAGTGGAGCTCTGCTACACAATCGTGGGTAGCATCAGAAGCTCCTATATATGCATCTACCAATGCTGCACTTTACTATCTAGATCGCAGTGG